AAGCAGTAATTTGTAATCCTGCTACTTTACCATAAAGTTCAAATGTACCATCAGTTTTTTCAATGATGACAAATAAATCATCTAATAACTTCAAATTATCCCAAACGTTTTTAGCGTCTTGTGTTTGTTGCTGAAATTTTCCTGTAATCGTTTGATTAAAAGATTTGATATTGTTTTCTCCAATAACCATTTCTTGTCCGGCTCCTGCACTTTTTGTTTTAGCACAAAATTTGTAAAGATAGTTATAAGGTTGCAATCCAATAGCAGTAACAACACCTTCAGAATCTGCAGTAAATCCACTATCAGTTAAATCTGATAGTGAACCTACATAGATATTTTTCGCTTTAATTCCACCGACAACCTGTAAATCTTCACAAGTTGCACAAGCTAATCCACTTATAATTCCACAAGGCATATTTTTTTTCCTCCTTTAAATTAGTAAGATAAACCAATTACAGTCAATTCGCCATAGATATATTGAGTACCCATTTTAAATTCTGCATCAATGTAATTCATCTTGTCTTGTTTTACATAGTAAAAATCAAGTGAATTCATATCAGATACTGCATCTGTACCAACTGCAAGATTTTGGTTATATGTATAAACTGCACGATGAGTATTTCCTAAACCATTTGCTGAAATGATTTGAGTCCATCTTGATTTTTTGTAAACAGGAATACCTCTAAAAGTAAGAATTCTTGCTCCTGCTTCAACCATATCCCAAGCTTTATCGCCACCACAAGCTTCTTCACGACAAGTTAAATAATTGTCGTATAATTCACGAGTTAAAGCAAAATATTTATCTGCTTCAGGCATTTGGTCTAATAATGGAGAAGCAGTTGTGTACATTTCTCTCAAAACATTAAGAGCAGTACAATCTCCTAAAGTAGAAGGAATAATTACTTTTTCGATTTCGTAAGCATTTGCTCCTTGAACTAATCTTGCCCACATACCTGTACAAGATGCTAATGTATCATTTGTAGAATTTTCATCTCCAAACCAAGCGATGTCATAAACATCTAAACGAACTGCATTAGTAACTTTTTCTAAAATGTATGATTGAACATTTGTACCTACTAAATCAGTAATATCATTACCTGTTCTTAAATACTGCTCCATAAATGTAGCACGAAGATTTTTAGCACATTGATTCAAATTAATTTTCAAATCACATACCTCAATCCATTTGTCGCTAATGTCAATCACATTACCTGCATTATCACGACCACAACCTACAGAAGGTCTTACGACACCTGAAAGGATATTGTCTAATGCTAATTGTCTTTTCGACTTAATATCTACAATAACTCTAAATTCTGAAGTCATTTCAGGAGTTAAAAATGTAGGCTTGATAAATACTTCGTTGGCTAATTGTCCGGGCCACTCAAAGTTAATGTCTAAGATATCCATTCTTTTTTATTTTTTTTTAATTGTTTACGAATATTGTTTTTTCATTCTTTCTGCTACTGCATCAAAAGGATTTGGTGTAGTATCTTTTTTGCGTTGGTCATCTTTTGCAGTTACATCAGCAGAAGTGATTAATGATTTCAACGCTTTAAAATCAGAATCCATTTTTGCTTTAAAATCACCTAATTTTTTTGCAGATAATTCTTTTTCAGATGTTTCTGTAACTAATTTTGCTTCTAAATCAGCAACTTTTGCTTTTAAATCAGCATTTTCTTTTGCAACTGCATCATCTCCTTTATCTTCGATTTCTCTAATTTCAAGGATAATACCTGCTTCATCAACAACGATGATAGTTCCACTCAATAAAGCGTGTTCTCCTGCAGGTGCAGGTGTACTCATTGATTCATCAGTAAATACTGCAGAACCAACCATTAAATCTCCATCGCCATATAAAATGGTTTTTCCATCTGCCAAAGGTTCGGCAAAATTTGTAGGTGAAGGAGTCGCACCTGTTAATGCTTCTTCAATTGCCTTGAAAGCAGAAGCGATTTTGTTTTTAAAATTATTGTCCATTTTTGTTTTTATATTAAATTTTCCGAAAGCTGATATTGGTAATCTTACTGCATCAATAAATCCTAAATTTTTTGCATCATTTGGACTCATATATGTAGTTGTTTCCATTAATGCTTTTAATTCATCAATAGTTTTTCCTGTTTTTTTAGAATAATTTGTTGCTAAAATTTCATCAATTTGTCTTAAAGCTATAGCAGTTGCTTCAAGGTCTTTAGCATTTCCTGATGCACCACCTGAAGAATTATGTATCATATATTGAGCAGTTTCACTCATTTCTACATATTCAGCACTTGATGCTATTAATGTTGAAATTGAACCACAAAATCCGTGAATGTAAGCAGTAATTTTTAAGCCACAATCTTTTAAATCATTATAAATAGAAAAACCTTCGTAAACATCTCCTCCTTTTGAATTGATAATCAAACGAATTTCTTTAGCACCTTGATTTTGTGCTTTTAGGATTTCATTACGCACATATTCAGAAGATAAATCTCCTTTATCTATACCAATGTCTTTATTTATTAATAAATTATAAATTTCCATATAACAAATTTAATTATAATTAAAATTTAATTTTTGTAATCATTTTACAATTAGATTTTTTTTACAATATATATTACCGAATGTATTGATTTACAATATTTTTCAGCAATATCTGCATAAATCATCATTTTTGATTTTTTTCCTTTTTCAATTTGTTCTTCAACTTCACTTCTTATTAAGAATCTTTCTAAATCAGATGTAGTCAATGCACATTTTTCTGCTAAATAATAAGCCAATTTGGAACATTCGCCAAATTTATTATTAATGCGTTCGTAAAATTCTTTTTCTATGTTCATAATGATGTAGTATCTTCCATTACCTTTAATCTGTTTTGTACATTTGTGATTTCAACTGCACTCACTACTAATTGCATATTTTTAAATGATTCCATTAAATCAAAATTAGGACTTGTTATATCAGGAACAATCATTCCACCATTAGCAAATCCCGGCACACCGATTCGAGAAAAAGTACTTGAACCACCAAGCATCGCTTGTTGTCTTTGATTTAAAATAACTTCTCCTGTTTTTACGGTTGCTAATAAATTATCTCCATTTCTCCTTCTTATTGGTATTCCCATTCCTGAAGTGATTTTAGTTCCTGATAATCCACCACCTGCAAATCCTACTAAACCACCTTCAGCAAATCCTTCAGTTTTTGGTGGAGGTGGAGGTGTTGGTTTTGGAACTTCAATTGCAGTTATTTCTTTTACTCTTTTTAATCCTTGTATAATAGCTAATCCTGCTAAAATAGCACCACGAACAGGAGAAGTTGGGTCACCGGGAACTATTTGAGATGCGTAAGCTTGTTGTGCAGAAGCGTATGTGCTAATAATAGTTTGAGCAACTGCAAAAGCTTTTCCTTCTTTAGTATTTTTTCCTAATAATTCTGATATTTGGCCCATAACATCTGCTAATTTCATAATATTAGCAATTCTTGCTTTAGTAGATGCTTTTTCAATTTCTTCAATTGCTTTAGCATTTTTTGCTATCTCATTTCGCTTTTGTTCTTCAGTTAATTTAGTGTTTTTTAATATTTGAGCATTTTGAGCTTCTATATTTAAAATTTCTTGGTCCCTTTTTTCTTGGTCTGTTTGTGCAATTAATGTAGCATATTCTAAATCTAATTCAAATTTTTGAGCATCTAATTCTTTCTGTTTTTCAATATTTACTATTTTATTATCAGTAACTGCATTTTGTTTATCAATTTTTAATTTAGTTATTTCATCATCATAAGCACCTGTGATACCATTATATTCTTCAAGGTCGGATATTTGTGCATCATAAAATGCTAATTGTTGTTCTTTAACTTGGTCTTGATATTGTTTTTCTGTAAGTATTCCATTTGCAAATGATTCTTTTAAAGATAATAATTTTTCATCATTGGCCATTTGAGTCAATAATTTATCATTAGCAAATTGTTCAACTTTAATTCTTTGTTCTTCGTTTAATGAATCAGTTACTTTTTTAACAAAATCATCTAAAAGCTTTTTATTTTCTTCAATTATTTTCTTTTGTTTATCAATATTTTTTTGTCGCAAATCTGCTTCACTTTGAATTAAACCATTTATTCTTCCTTGATTTTTTTCTGTTTGAACTCCTGAAGCTTGTTCTGCTTCAAATCGTTTTTGTTGAGCATCTGCTAAATTTTGTTCTGCAGTATCTCGGTCTTTTCCTGTACGAATTGCAACTGCTAAAGCGTTAGCAGTAACTGCAACTCTTTTATTAGCTATTCTTAAATCTTTTTCTAATTGTGCTTCTTCTAATCTGTTCGCTTCCTTTAATAAATCAATGCGTTCTCGTTCTGTTTTAGTCCTATCTTTTGATTGTGCTATAAGAATTGCCACATCTCTATTAGTTTGAGCTTGTACGGCTTGATTTGCCCTTTCAGCATCTTCTAAATCATCTAATGCTTGAACTAAATTATATCCTTCAATTGCAGAATTTTTTATATTAGTTCCTAAATTTCCAAATGATTGAGAAAGTGAATCAAAAAATCCTGTACCTGATGAAATTAAATCAAAAAAGTTTTTTATTGATGATACAATAGTAGTAATAGCTGAAGTTAATCCTTCAAAAACTCCATTTATTGCATTTGTTACAGGTTCTAATTTTAAAAATGATTGTATCAATGGTGTTAATGCCATCAATATAAGCGTAAATGGATTACCTGCAGATAATGCTTTGAATCCATTAGAAACTCCTTCAATTCCTTTTTGAAATGCAGGAAATTGTCCAATAGCTGATTGAAAAGATTCTTTATAATTACCTACACTTCGGCGAGTATCTCCAATGGCACCTTCTTGTGCCTTTAAAGTATCACTTAATGCTTTTATTTTTTTGGTTTGTTCTTCAGTAGGATTCTGAAGTTTAATATATTCTGCAGTTAATGATTTTAATAATTCTCTATTTTGTTTGATTGAATTATTATTAAAATTTGTAGCATCAGTATTTAATTTTTCTGCTTCCGTAAATTTATTTACTTCATTTTCATTTAACTTCAATTGACTTTGAAGCATTTTTAATTGAGTTGTATTTTCACGATATGATTTCTGATTTTCTTTATTACTTAAATCTAAATTTGTTTGAGCAGTTGTTAAATCCTTAATTTTGGTTTTAATATCTTCTGAATTTTTAACCAAATTACCATATTCAATATCAACGCTATAAATTATAGTTTTACTATCTGCCATCGTTTTAAATTTAAAAAATAGGACCTTTTTACAGGCCCTATTCAATTACAATTTTTTCATTTCCTCTTTTGGAGATAAAGAATCTAAAACTTTTTGAAGTTCAGATAATGCTGAAACAACTGATGCCGATTCTTTTAAATCAAAAACTCCTGATTTGTTTGCTTTATTTAATCCTTGACTAATAATAGCAAATATTTGTTCATTGTTCAT